TTGTTCACTCATTTTATAATTCCTTCATTACATACACAAATCTTCGTAATTAGTGGTATGGGATCTATGCAAGACCCCATTACTCTTCTGTGGGTTCGCCCATAGTCTGTAGATACGCAATAATGTCTGCACGTTTTGCTTCCTTTTTCTCTTTAAAGTTCATCTTTGTACCTTTAACTAATTTTTTAGAATTAGTCAACCAAGCATCCATCAATTCTGGCGTCCACTCTGGATTTTCTTCTGCCCATNCCAGAAACTTTTCGCTATATCTAAAGTCTGCTTGTGCAGTACCTCTTTGCATAATATTCCATAGATTGGGCCCAGTTTTATTCTTGCCGCCTTCTTCAATGCTGTGACATGAGGCGCATTTTTTAAAACCTTTTTTCCCCTTATCAGGATTTCCTTCTGCAGATGCAGTTGCAACATATAACATACTTACTAAAAAACCTAAAACAAAAGTCCAAATTAAAGCTTTATTCATTTTCATTTCCCTTATATTAAAAAGTTATTTATCGTCAATCTTTCCAAGTTCCAACATACACTTCTTCGCTTCCTCGTAATAACCCATTCTTGCGAGCTCCGCTGCCGCTCTCGCATATCCAATTGTCTGCGTATAACGATCTAGTGCCGACCACAATCCAGATAATGGTGAGAAGACATAATTGCTTACCAATGCTGTCATTATACCCACCCCTTTAAATTTGTATTTGCATATCCGACAAGTTCTTTCTTGTCTCTGTTTTCTTCCATGATATCTTTATAATGCTTTTGTGCAATATGTCTAATATCTCCACGACTAATTCCAATATCATTTAAATCGTAATCTGATAATCTTGATAATTCATTAATGGTGCTTTTTCTTGCCGATTTTGCTTCGTGGCGAGTTTGCCATGAACCATATAAGTTGATTAATACCCCTAACATTTTTTTTCCTTTCGTGTGATAAATGTGTGTATCCTATACATTAATATATAGTGTGCAGGAGCAGAAAAACAAGGGTTTAAGCAATCTAAAATAGGTATTCCCGATATGCATTTTGTGCAACTCTAGAAATTAAAGGGGTAGAAATTTCTTCCTACCCCAACTCTAGTATTGTACCTAGTCTTTTCGATGCGAGTCTAACTCAGCCATCAGGGATATTCACCTAGTATACCCTTCTTATTTATCACATCTCTTCAGCAAGACGTTCAAAGTAACCAATCGAATCGTCTTCATCATCTGAAGATGAACTCTGTGGTTCTGGAGAACTCTCAGCATAACTAGGTGCCNCCTTCTCTTTAAAAGAAGGTTTACTGAATGTTTGAGTCGGTGTTGACTCATCCATATCATAGTCTGCATTTGTTGATGGAGCAGTTACTCCAAGAACACGATCCAANCGTTCTTTAATCTGTTCATAAGATTTAAAGTTATTTGGACTTACAAACTCTTCAAGAGAGTGTTGTTGATTATAAATTGTTTCCAATTCAGCATCGTCTTGTGACAAAGCACTAGTTCTATCGAACTCTGATTTGTCATAGTTACCATATCCATCAACAGTACGATACTTCAGTTTGAAGTTTGCACCTTCCCAGAAATCAAATGGGTTGATTGGATCTTCATCTTCGAACTGTGGACGCATGATATCGTTCAGCTTGTCAAAGATTTTTTTACCAAATGAATAGAGGAATACTTTTCCATCATTATCTGGATTTGCTGGATCTTTCACGACATAGATATTTGAAATATATTTCAATCTACGTTTACGATCCCGAGCAAGGTTTTGATTCTCTTGCGAACCAGTTCCCCATAGTTCTGTATTACTTTCGCAGACAGGACATGGTTTACCAATAGTAGTAAGACAGTTATCAATCAACCATCCGCCAGGGCCTTTAAATCCATGATTAAAGATACGAACCCATGGCAAATCCTCACCATCAGTTGGTGGAAGAAAACGAATTACTGCATAACTGTTACCAGTCTTATCAATAGTCGGTTTCCAAAAGCGATCATCTTGTGATGATGAATTTGATTGTGGTTGTGATGTTTTTTCTAACTCTTCAGCAAGTTTACTGAAATTGTTACGATTCTTTTTAAGCGATGCAAAAGACATATTTTTTTCTCCTAATATACGTTGTATGCGTTTTTGTATTGTTTCTAATATAACATTTTATGCGTTGTATGTCAATAAGTAAATTAAATATATTTACCATAATTTTCATAATAATCCTCAATCAAAAGAGTCTTTACGACCCCAACATAATAATCAAGTTCCACATCCAAAAAGGACATGTACTTTTCTACCTTCTTACGATACTCAGGCCAATAGGTAGTATCGTTTATTTTAACTCGTTTTAAGAAACCAAAAATCTTCTCAAAGATTACTAAGGTTTCCAAGCATATCTCACCTTTCTGTTCCAACTGGACAATGAAAGGATAATTGTTTCCAACCGATTTAAAAATGTTTGGAAATTCTATATCACCAGATGAAGCCTTGGCGAACAAAACCTCACAGTCAGACTTAAAAGTATACCTTATGCTATGTATACGTTTTTTCCACGCCTTATGGATTTCACTTGACTCAGAATCTAGAAGATACTTAGAATGCATATATTCATTACGATGTATTGCTAAGTTTCCTTTATCTGTCACATTTACAAAGACAGAAAGAAGAAACTCTTCTAAAGATTTTTTATCATATCTTCTAGATAATTCTTCAAAAGTTTTCTTATCTTTTCTATTAAGATAGGTTTCTTTTTTNGTGTTTGTAGTTCCATACTTTTTATAATCNAGTTTATCGGCAAAATGGTGTTTCATTGCCAAGTAAATCTTAAAGGCTTCAAAGTCATCTATTTTTCTACTAGACATGTATCTCATAGGGGTAAACGTTCTGTAGACTTGCGTACTAAGTTTAATCCCTCTGCTTCAAATTTGATTTTTTCTTTGATAAACGAACTCAACAATGGAGTTACATTTTCTACTTCTAGTTTATTGATCTCGCAATAGTGCGTGATTGTTTCGATGTAAGACATTTTCATTTCGCTTACAGTCTTTTCTATTTCATCACAAAACTCTTTTGAACTTTTTAACTTTAACATACTATCTCCTTTTACGTTATAGCGCATATTATTAGATTATACGCTATAACGCAAGTTTTGTCAAGAGTTTATTCGGATTTCCAGAGTGTCAATGCACCCCAAGCAATAGCGGCCCACGCTGCTAGTTCGACAAATGGATTTCCCATCAGTACGACTACTCCCATGGCAATTAATAATGCGCCATCCCAAGATGTTCTTTCACTCTTCCGAGCCATAACCCAATCTTTTAACTTAGTAATCATATTACCTCCTTTCGTTAAGTTAGTTTCTAGTATAAAACACTAAGAATTTAATGTTTCATTTAAATCTGCTTCTTTACATAAAAACCCAGATGCAGTTCCGTCTGGACTATACATATCAAAATGTACTAACATATCTGCTTTACTAAATCCATTCCGATTCCATCTATACGGAAACACTATGAATTTACTATCATTTGAACGAATATGAATTTTTGAATTTGCTTGTGTTTCGCCGCGCTGTTGTCCAAAAACAAAATTACAAGTAACATTTTCAAACTTGGCAAGTTCCCATTCTGCAATCAATATTTTATTCGAAGGATAATTTGGAAACGGACTCGAAGATGAATACTCCACATTATGACCCCATAATGGAGCTTTTCTATCTATCCAACCAGAGGCAGTTACAGATATATTGTTTGCTCTAGTTGCCGAGATGATCGCAACAAAAGTCTGTGGCTCCGCACTTTCATTTGTGTACTTTATGATACCCTTTGGATTGGAGACATTTATGTCTGCTATACTATCATCGTCAAAGTCTATTCTAAGGTCTAAGTAATCTGCTGGTGTATAGTTACAATCTATTTTTATTTTCATTGTTGTGCCGGGGTCGATAGAAAACCTTTTTGAGATTATTGTATCTCCAGTGCTCATTTGGCCAGTTCTCTCAGACATCCAATACTTATTACTTTTTTCTGCAGATTTCCTCTGCACACCAAATACATATAACTGTCCAACTCCATAGGTTCGTTCAGAAGTACCATAAAATGGAATGTATTCCAATCCTAAGTGGTCTTTAATACCCAAGCGAATTCTATCGCTCACTAATCTTATAGTTCTAGACATTTCTTTTCCTAAAATTGATTCTTATATTCTTCTACCATATTTATCAGGTCGCCGATGTGTGCATCACGCTTTGAAATAAACACTTCTGGTTCATCCTTATCTGCGATTGCCGCAATAATTACAAGACTATTTATAGGCATTTTATATCTCTCTTCAAACATAACTGCATATCCTGCAGCTTGACGGAAATATTTTTCTAACTTACCATATTTATCACCGACCATAGGTTGCCTAGAAGTCTTAAAGTCGATTACGGACAACTTACCATCAAAATCTGCTACACAGTCTACAGTGCCTGCTAAACCAAGATGGTCAGAATACATAGGTTTCTCTTGTGCATAGATATTATCAACACGATTATCAAGAACAGGTTTTATCTTCAAAAAAGTCTCTATGTCAAATGGCATAGTCTTTTCTGTTTTCCATTCTAGATTATTTAGGTGGTCTTCAGCCATTTGATGGACACTAGTTCCACTTCTTGCTGCTTGTGTTGTTATTTTGTTTGCAACTTCCGCACCAACTCTTCTTCTCCACTCTGCAATACCCTTTGCGGAAAAATGTGAGAGAACAGTTGTGATAGATGGATACTTATTTCCATCTGGTGTTTCATAAAATCTTTTGCCATTTTCTGTAACCCTTTTTAAAGTGTGGGTTGGCAATTCAACATCTACATGATTAAACATTTTTAATTCCTATTTTAAGTTAAACCTCATCCTCCAGCTCAACTCTTCCTTTCTGTCGATCCTAGTTCAGCCCCATCATAAAGACATTCTCATAAATGATACCATAGTATTAGTAAACCCTATTTTACGTCGATTACTAATACTATGATGTTAGTTCAAATGTCCT